GAACGCCAAGAATGGGCCAGAGCTTCAAAGGCTCCAAGAAGTACAGCAGCGACGCCAAGCGTTTATGCAGTCTCCAAACAAAGGGCCAGCAGTTAGTCAATCTGGCGCAGCTAAAAATGATGACATGGCACGCTTATCAACACGGGCTATGGCTAACGCTATGCAACAAGGTCGTCTTAAACAAACATAGGGACGACAACTTCCGTACCCTGTCGTACATTACTCCTGTACGGCAGGCGCTACGGCCCCATAAACCGAACAATCTGGGACAAGAGAAGGACGGCGTGATTTCCGCGTCTTACTTGCGTACCTCGCACATTATATAAAAACACCTTGCTAAGAAAGGATACTGCTATGGCAGCGTTACAAGGATTGCGGGGAACAGGTGAGTTTTCAACTGACTTTCGCCCCAAGAACTACAGGGAGCTTTTCACGCTCCTGGAGCCAAACGGTAATGCCCCGTTAAACGCTCTTCTATCAATGACTTCCTCCGAAAGTACGGATGATCCCGAATTTAAGAATTTTAGGGATGAACTTCCTGAGAGAGCATTGACAGTAAACGGTGCGGTTTCATCTGCATCAACAACTGCTATCACCATTGACGCAGGTAACGATAACTTGTTTGCCGTAAAAGGCACAATCATCGTGAACAGCGAAACTGGCGAAGTAATGCGGTGTACGGCAGATAGTACGGCAACAGGTCTAACTGTTGAGCGTAACATCGGCGGTACGTCACACACCATCGCGGACGATGCCAAACTCTTCATCGCAGGCACAGCCTACGAAGAAGGCGCGTCATCTCCAACTGGGGTCAGCTTTGATGCCACAGTCGCATCGAACTTCACCCAAATCTTCCGTACTTCATTCACCGTAACAGAGACGTTGCGTGCAACAAATCTGCGTACTGGTGATAAAGAGGACGAGATGGCTACCAAAGCTCTTAAATTGCACATGCAAGATATTGAGCGTGCCATGTTCTTTGGTAAGAAGCACGAAGCAAATGGTTCTACAGCACAACCGCTACGTTTTACAGGCGGATTGATTAACACAATGTCGAACGTGATTGACCGTTCTACAGCGTCTAATGCTATGACTGAAGACCAATTTGATCGAGCACTTATCGAAGATGTCTTTGCTTTTGGTTCAAAACAAAAGATTATGTTTTGTGGCGCAAAAGTTGCTGGACACCTACAGAAGATGGGTAAAGATCGTTGGCAACCAACTGCTGTTGAAGGTGCGTACGGAGTTAATTTAACTCAATACACTACTTTCGCGGGAGATCTTATGGTGCATCTACATCCACAGTTCCGTCAAGTCCCAGGAATGGATAACGCTGCTGTTATCATCGACTTCCCGTACTTGAAGTATCGACACATGGATGGACGTGATACGCAACTTCTACGTGATCGTCAGTCACCAGATGCGGACAGCGTCAAGCACGAGTACCTAACCGAGTGCGGTTTGGAACTTATGCAAGACAAAGTTCACACATACATCAAAAACTGGACAAACTTGGCATAAGCCTAACAGTTTTCGAAAAGCAAAGGGCGGCTTCGGTCGCCCTTTCGCATGGGACGACAGTATCTCCCAAAACCCCCATAAATAATACAGATCATTCTAGGAGTTTTATATGGCACGTAAACGCGCTCGCACAAAAGACGGACATTTTATCGCTGACGATCCAAACACACCAGAAAACGAGGCGTGGACTGAGGATAATATCGAAGCACCAAAGCCAAAGAAGGAAAAGAAAGCTGCGCCTAAAAAGCCTGCTGCACCTGCATATTCTATGTGGATTTCTTCTGAACCAGAGAACGGCGCATGGGATATTCGATTAGGCGATGACATCAAGATAAAAGGAACGTGGGACATCCAACGTGCGTACGTCACATGGAAAATACCCACAGAGCTTTTAGAGATGGCAAAGCAACATCACCATATTTGGTCAGGACGTATCGTTGAGTTAGACGAGGAAGAGTAATGTCATCATACGGAAGTTCTACATCAGGTAGCGCGTCATCCTCCACAACAGGCGGCACTGCGACTACTTCCCCGACGGTAGCAGAAAAGAGTATTGCAAAGCCCTTTGCTGCGGCTCAAAAAGCCAACACACCGCTTGAGGATTTAGTTCGATCTGCGCTTACAAGAGCTGGTAATTATTCTCCTTCCCGTATCGACGGCGAAGTAATGATGATGTTTATAGAACTTGCGAACAGGGTAGTCGAAGAAGTTAGACGCCATCCTTACTGGAGTGGCGAAGACATCGACTACTACAATGACCCAACTGAATGTCGCGCTATTCCAGACTTGGTTATGATCGACGGATTAACGGCTCACTACTTTATCCAGCAAGGTAGCGAGAAAGCTATGGTATTCTTACAGCTATACCAAGCAAATCTAACGGACACACTTCTTGAGCGTGACATTGGCAATAAGAAGCTTGAGTTCAATATCAAAGATGGCGGCAGTAATAAGCGGTATAAATAATGGCAAGATTAGCCTATGCACCAATAGCGGTAAACAGTCAGGCCACGACCTATTATGGGTTTCGTGGCATTGACCGTTCACGCGACATCGCGGCTATGGAAACTCAAGAGCAGCAAAACTTTTGGCTGCTCGATAACTGCTACGTTGACTATCGCGGTCAGTTAATACGCGATCCAAAATTCTTTTTACATAGTGGCTCCAACCGCTTTCCTGTAAAGTCGTTAAGGTTCTACAACCGCGAGGGTGTGTGTTACGCAGAGGAAGACGCTGCAAATACACACCTCGCTTCCGACAGAGGCCACAGAGTAGACGCGGCGTTTCCAAAAGACGCAATCGTTACCATGACAAACTTTCAAGGTAAGGTGCACATATTTTGCGATGACACGCGCATGTATCGATATGACGGCTTTCAGTTTTCCACTGCAACCGCATCGATCAAACCCGCATTTGGCGTTCCAATCCAAAGACGCCTAGCTGTTTCTGGATTTAAAGACAGACCTACAGTCGTCGAGTTTTCTCGCGTTGATAACCCAGACATCTTTTTAGAAGAAGAGGCTATTACCGAAGAGGTAACACGTGCAGCCTTTATCGACATATCGAACCTAATTGGTACAGCAGACGAGATTATTGGCCTTGGTTCCTTTGAGGCAAACCGTCTCGCCGTGTTCACGAAAGACCAGACACTCGTTTACATCATCGACCCAGACTTCGAACAGTGGCAGCTAGACAGTCGTGCGAACTTGCGTATCGGCTGTATCTCACACAACACAATCGTCAATGCTGGATCTGATCTTATCTTTTGTTCACGTCGCGGTATTCACTCGATCATGCGATCAGAGCAGAACGGTATCACCATTGCGGAAGCCTCGCTCTCTGACGAGATCGAGCCTTTGTACCAAGAACTTGTAAAGACTACACCAGACCCCAGACAAATATCTGCGGTGTACGACCCTGATACGCAAACATATCATGTGTTCTTTCCTAGACCCGGTGGGCAGCAATCAGAGCGATTGAGTATGAACTTCCGCGCTGGGTACGAACTTGTGAACTTCCAACTAGGCGACACACTTCTACCACGCTGCGGTACGTTCTTGGGCGGACGTCTTATGTTCGGAACAGCAGACGGAGTGTACGAAAGTACAGACCGTACGTTTGACCAAGACACAGGGTTAGCTGATTTGCGTAGATCTCCTATGGTCGCAGAAACTCCTGTCCTTTGGCTTGGAGACTTTATCAGCACCAAGCGTACGCACACATTTCTTTTACAGGCTTCTGGGCAAGGTCGTTTTTTTGTCGAAGCATTGGACGATCAAGACAGACTGATGGCTTCTTTAGAAGTCAACCTAGACAAACTTGAAGGCGATCCGCATTGGGGCGACAGCCCTTTGCGAAGCGACTACTCGTTTCCTTTTAACCACGTATTTCGGGGGGTTCGCCTCCGATTTAGAACTGAGGATCAAGACGTCGATAGTGAAGTCACGATTATCAGTTTCGCCTTTCTTATGCACAAGGAGAAATAAAGATGGCACGCCTAAAGGTACTATACCCCGGGAACCATACTTCTAGTGGAAACATCGGTGCCGATATTGAAAACATTGTGCGCTATCTAAACTCCGCAGAAGTTGGTGACTTTACACTAGCAGAACTAATCAAGGTTTTGTTTAACGAAGCAGGTGTTTTAAAAGCACCCGTTGAATTAAGAAATGATAACACTGGTGGTCTTCAATATAGAGTTGGCGCTTACACAGACAGTGAGACAGGATGGGAAACCATTGCTTCTATAGCAGACCTTAAAGGTGCTTCTGGTTCTGACGTTGGCACAATCGGTGCGCCACTGTTCTCTGCCAGAATGGACATTGTAATTAACGAAGCAGACAGCGAAGGTAACATTGCTTACCCGACTGGCAGCACAGTATTTAACTTTATCCACGAAGCAGCAGACGCTATTGTTGTTTATGTAAACGGCGCGTTGCAAGCAACAACCGCATATAGCAACAGCCATTTAGCAAACACAGTGACGCTTACACAAGCTACTCAAGCAGATGATCTTATAACAATCTACAAAGTACAATCAGCTAACGATAGCGGCTTTATAAGAGAAGACGTTTTAGCTGGTACATCGCAAGCTGTGTTTCCGTTCGTACACAACGAGGATCAAAAAG